ACTAAAGCAGTACTTTGTTTTTTAGGTTTATTTATTTTAGGAGTTTTATCAACAGGTTTACCTACAGTTTTAAAATTTTGTTTTATCTTTTTAGGATTAACAGTTTCTTTAATTGTTTTTAAAGAACCTGCAGGAACTAAATTAGTTGATTGTTTAGTTTTATTCTTTATAGTATTTTTAAGTATTTTATTTTTTTGATTCTTTTTTAAAGTATCAAATAATTTTTTATTATATTCTTTTTGGTCAAATACTTTTTCTGCTTTACTAATATTACTTTTTATATTTCTTTTTGTTTTTGCATCACTTGCAAGTTTTTCAACAGAAGGTTTTTTATCAGCTACCTTTTTAGTTTTCTTTTGTTTTTTTGCTCTATTTTCTTTTGCTTTATCTACTTGCTTTTGTTTAGAAAGTTTTTTATCTATATCTTTTTTTTGTATAGTAATTTTTTTATTTCTACCTGTATTACCACCACCTTTAGTAAACTTTTCAAAGGCATCATCTATACTAGTTTTAATACCTTTACCTATTATTCTTAATGTTCCTACACTCATTATTTTTTTCTCCCTGTCATTGCCTTACCATAACCACGCATTGCTCTACCAACACCTCGTATAGTTTTATTTCCTGTTCCTGTTTTAATTGGTAAACCTGTTCTTATTGCAGTATCTATCATGTCAAGACTATCATATACACCCATAGGCATAAGAGAAAGCATTGCACCTTTAAACTTACCTAGTTTTGGTTTAGACTTTTTACCTACAGTTTTCTTTCCTGTACCTGCTCTATAGTTAAGCATACCACCTTTCTTTCTAGGTATTACACCAAACTTTTCTTTTACACCTGTTGCTGCAGGTTTATTTTTATTTAAATTATCAAGCTTCATTTTTAAACTACCTATTAATTTAGGTTTAAGTTCTTTTTGCTTTTCAATTAATTTACTAACTCTATTTTTAATAGTAGCATAAGGACTACCTTTAGTAGCATTTTTAATTACACTTCTATTTTTTAAATCATTAAGAGTTGCCTTTGCAGTATTAGACATAATACTTTTTTCTGAACTGTCTAAAGCTTTTCTGTATCTTTGAATTTCATCCTTTCTAAATTTAAATATTTCTGCAGTTTTACTTTTTCTATCGTAAGCTACACCTTTTTCAACTAACTGTTCTTTTTTACCTATAGGTTTATTAGGTACATTACTTACTAAACTTTTATTAGGTCCTCCAAAGTCACCCTTGTTAATTTTAAGAATCTGTTTTTTAATATTTCTTTCAGTTGCAAGTGTGCCTTTTAATTTATCTCCTATACTTAAAGTTTTTCTTTTAGGAAACTTTTTAAGTTCTTGTGCTGCAGGAACTGCAATTTCTGCAGTTTTACCTTTTACAACTGTTTTTTGAGCAGGTCCACTAATACCTTTTTCTTCAATTTCACGACCAACTACTTTAGTTCCTCGTAAAACATTTTCTCTCATTTCTTCCATTATTTGTTGAGCAGTAAGTCTTGGAGGTATATCTCCTCTTACTACATCTAACTCTTCTGTTTTACTTCTAAAAAAACCTTTAGGAAGAACTTTTAACTGAGCCATTCGTCTCATTTTTCTAGCTTCTTTACTCATCTTTGGAAGAGCTGCAGCATCTGTTCTTTCTATAAAATTAGGATTTACATATCTATTAGTAGCAGGACTTACTCTTCCTTCTTTTAATATTTGAGCAGGAGTTTTTCCTTTAGCTTTATTATTAAGAGACTGAACTCTATCAGATAATTTAACTGTTGCTCCTTTTTCTCCCATGCCTTCAGTTTCTTTTCTTTTACCCTTCATTTTTTTTCGAGCATCAGATTCTAAAGCTTTTCTTTGCATTTTTTCTTTAGCAGTAAGACCTTCTAATCTTTTTTTCTTTGCTCTTTTTTTACCTGTTTTAGGGTCAACATCTCTTATTACAGTATAAAAAGCTTTCTTAGCTTTATCTTCAAAACCTTTACCATCAGGAGACCTTCTTATAACATTATTAATACTTATTCTTTTTTGACCTTTAGCTTTAGCTTCATCAAATTTTTTTCTATAAACTTTTCTAAATTCTAAAGTGCCTTCTTTAAGAGGTTTTTTAGCAGGAGTTTTAATTTTCTTTTCAGCTTTTGATAAGGCTTTAATACCTGCCTTAACACCTTTTATTTGTTTTTTAGGTGTATCTTTTTTATTATTAATAAAATCTTTCATATCTTTCACAATCTTTTTTGCTTCTGAAAGATTTTTATTTCCTATACTTTTATTTAACTTATCATTAAGAACTCCATATTTACCCATTCCAACTTCAATGTTATTCTTTTTTGCTAAGTCATTAGTTTCTTTTTTTAATTGTCTTACTTTTTTAAATTGTTCTGTAGCAGGTTTTTTAGTTATAGCTTCTGCTAACTTTTTTAAAATTTTAGCCTTCATAATATTCTCCTAGTAAAGTCTATTATGTGTTGCAGGTCCTACTTTCATACCACCTACTTTACCACCACCAAACAATTTCTTTTTAGCTTTGCCAACTACAAATTCTACATTAGAATCTTTTCTTGGTTTTTTATCTGCATAAGGTAAACCACTTCCTTCTTTCATATACATTTTCTTTTTAGGTCTTGGCTTTGGCATTGCAGTAGGTTTAGTAGTTGTTTTTTTTGTTTTAGTAGTAGTTGTTTTTGTTTTAGGTAAATTTGCTATACTTGGATTTTTAATTTTACTTGAAACTCCTATACCTCCTGCTAATACCATAGTTTTACCTATATTTTTAGCACCTGCTAATGCTTTAGTATTTCTAACATTTTTATCTATTGCATTTTGTTTAGATTTTTTAATAGTTTTTAGTTTACCTGTTTTTTTATCTTGAGCTTGGGTAATACCTACTTTCTTACCTTTACCTTGATTTGTTTTTATTTGTCCTGTTTTTTTATTTTGAATAGAGTCTCTTCTTGTAATAGTTTTAGTTTGACCTTTTTTATTTTTAACACCTTTACCTGATGTAGTAAACTTACCTAAAATATCTTTTCCAATTTCAGAACCTTTTTTTAATATACCTCCAAAAGATTTTTTAGTTGTCTTTCCTTTTATAGGCATACCAATAACTTTACCTGTCATTCCTTTAGGTGGTAGCATATCTAAAACCTCGTGAGGTGATAATCCTCTATAAAGTTTTGGATTTTTTCTTATTGCTGCTTCAACTCTTGCAGCATCATTTTTATTCATTGCTTTAGAAGGCATAGATTTCATCATTCTATCTGCTACCATTTTCATTGCTCTAGTCATTACCATTTTATAATCCCCCTTGTGTAATTGTGTTGTCACCTCCTGCAGGACTTGCAGGTGCTTCCATATCATCTCTTCTAGTTCTTCTTGCCTGATTCCGAAGAGCAGTTACAGACTCTTTATATCTTGATTCATATACACCTATAGCTTCATAGTTTTTCATAAACAATAAAGCTTCTATCATAGATGCATTATATAATGCATTGTAACAAAAATCTGAAAAATAATTAGTGTCACTTACAGAACTTAATGTAGTAGGTCTTGATATATGAACTACTTCACCATCAATAGTTGATACAGGAGTAGGTGCAATAATTACAGTAGTATTGTTTCTTCTTGCATAATACTCAGGTGTTCCAGTACTTGCACTTACAGACCAATAGTCATCTATAAACTCATCAGTTCTTTGTACTAAATTTATTTTTGTACCACCATTAATTACTTTTAAACTTTTTAATATTCTTGTTCCTGAAGGAAGTGTAACTATATTTTTACCACTTGAAACTGCTACAGATGTATAAGTAACTAAACCATAATCATCTAGGTCTGTAGTTAATCTTAGCTCTGCTCTATTAACAAATTTAGGTATAGCACTAGTAAAGTCAGAGTTATCATTCTCTGTACTTTCAATTATGTCATTTACTAAATAAGTATAATTAGCCATAAAAAACTGTCACAGTACTTGCTGATGTAGGTGCAGAAACTTTAACAGGTCCTATCATTCTTATACCATTATCAGGTATATAAATATCTCCTGCATCTACATTAGTAGTTCCAACAAATTTTATATTACTTCCTGAAGTGCTTCCATTTTCATCTGTTTCACTTCCTGTAAGAAGGAATGTTCCAACACCACTATAGTAAATACTCCTCACTCTTGTATCAGCAACTGTTACACTTGAAAGAGTATCTAATACTGCTCCACTACCTGTAACTGCTCCGACTCTTATATTCGTTCCCATGTAATTCTCCTTAATATATTTATTATACAAAAAAATAGGGAAGGATGCAAAGTATATCCCTCCCTTTTTTTCTAAATCAATAACCTACAGTTATCTATTAGGATGAACCTGAAGCTCCATAGTAACTTCTC